AGTTCTTACATCATTCTCTGCTGTACGTTGACTGCCTCGTATTTCTTGTTCCGTGGTTCTCGATCTCTTATCCACGTTACTTATAGCATCCATAACTTGATTTATATCCTTACGCAATTCATTACGAATATCCCTGGCATCACTTTGAGCCGCTTGCACAAGTTCTAACGCAGTAGATATTTCTGACTGTAACAACGTATTCATATTAGTAATTTCGTTTTCTATTTTAATTTCTAAGCTTTCTATTTTTTCATTTGTCACATTAACCGTTGTGTTAAACTCGCTTAATTGTTTTTGAAATCCACTTAAATCAGGAGCTGTGTAATTTGCTATCTTGTCTTCCATAGCAACCCATCGGGCATACCCTTCAAATCCTGCCCATATTGCTCCACCTATTGTACCTAGTAATGGGAATATCAATAATAGCTTACCCCCTTTTACTTTAATTCCTTTGTATTCTACTTCATTACTCATATTGGGCTCCTAGCATTTTTTCAAAGACCAAGCTATCTCTCACGCCAAAATAATTTGCTAAAGGATCTTGTAACATAGTATTTGCATATATTTCTTTTGATTCATACCAGGTAGGTTGCACTTGTGTTGGCACTTGTTGATATGTTTTAATGTCTGCACCCAGAGCATTAACCAATGCTAATGTTGTTAATTGTGCTACGGCATCATATTGACTATCAAAACTTTGCATAATCTCTTTAGCTTTTTCTTGTTTAGCTTCTTGTTTTTTTGTAGGCTTTTCATCTTCAGCTTTAGCTTCTTTAATTTCTTCTTTTGGTTCTTCTTTGGCCTCTATTTTTTCTTCAGTTTCTGTTTTTTCTGCTACTTCTTTCTCTTCGACAGGTTCTTCTGTTTTTTCTTCAACTATTTCTTTCGGTTCCTCTTTAGGCTCGTTTACAGGCTCGTCAGACGCTGTTGTTTCTGTGATAGGTTCTTCTTCCTTAACTTCCTCTACAGGTTCTCCTGGCTCATTTACAGGGGACGAAATTTCTTGAGAAGGGCTCTCAGGTTCAGTTTCGGGCTCAACTACTACTATTTCAGGTTCAGGTTGTGATTCTACCTGGGTTGTTTCTGGTTGTGCTACTTCTACTATCATAACCTCTTGTATTTCTTCTGTAATAGTTTCAACTGTTGCTACAGGTTCGCCAACATTTAATGTAGGTGTAAATCCAGCATCATCTATTGTTTGTATTTCTATAGGTGCAACAGTAGTAGTTAAATCTACATCAGGTAGATCTATAGTCATAATAGCTATCTCAGGTATTTCTGGTGTTACAGGTTCTGGATCTATTGCATTTGTAGTAACAACAGGGGTATTTAAAATATTAGTCGCTGTATTATTAATTTCTGTTTGTATAATTTGGTAAAATATTTCTTCTGTTATTTGTGTAGTTATATAGTTATAATTAACTAACAATTCTACATTATCAAAATAATAATTTTTAGCTCCTCCTACAGATACAAACAATTTATCCAATCCTCCTGCAAAATCATAGTTACCTGCATAATTGTAAGAAGTATTAGAATTATGGTTGTTGTAAGCAAAATCTGTTTTATCAGTCCATAATAAAACATTGTCATTATAACCTTTTAATTCAAAATACATAGAAGAATTAGATTGTGAGTGCCAACCATCTAAATTCCAATTTAACGCTCCCCCATCTTCTATATGAAACTGTGATATATTTATATTTTGTTGAAACGTAGTTAATGTATTTGACGTGCCTTTAGCACACCTGCCACCACCACTAAACTGTGAAGGACAATTTAGCATACTAGCAGATCCGATTCCCCCCCAATCCTGATCCATATCTCCCTCGTACCTAGTGGCTACGATACCTGTATCTCCGTCTAATATATCGCCTGTTGTTTTATTTTCAATAGTTGTTGTTGTGGTTGTAGTTGTAGTAACTTCTAAATCACCTTGTATTTCTGTTTCAGAAGTAGAAGTAGAAGTTGTGCTTTCATCTTGCATTTGAGCATTAGAGGAAAAGCAATATAAGTAAAACACTAAAAATACCCAAAGCACTTTCATCATTCACTAGCTCCTCTTCTTTAACATTTTCTTTTACCCATCTATCATAATCAGGTCTTTTATCTGGGTTTTCAGCCCAACCTTTTGCAGCTTCTAAACCAATTTTTCCATAATACGGACACGGTGTACCCGCCATTTCCATACTCGCAAACACCCTTTCGTCCTGACACAACATGGCTACAGCACCAACTTTCATACCCATAGCAAACAGTGCTCTCGATAATTTAAGTCTTTCACAATTTAAATCTCTTATAGAACCACCACCGGCTAAACCTAAGATTTGTGTTTGTAACGCAGCACTAGCAGCAAAACTACAAACATCTTGATTGTTAATAACTACACTAGGCGCAGAAGCGGTACCAGGAGTACGATCTACGGTCGTAGTTCCACTGACCGTGGATGATGTAGAAGACACTGTGTTTGTCTGTGCATATCCGGTGCTACATAACGTAAGTAAAGCTAAAAAAATAGCTACAATTAATATTGCTAATAATTTGTTCATCATTACTCAACCCAAACTCCATATTCCATCAACTTAGCCAAACGTTCGCTTCGTGACTTTACTTGAGCTGCCCAAGCACTTGACCGCATTTGATTGGAAGCTTCTACCCAGTTTTTATCTTGTAAAGCTTGAAACATTTTCGGCCATTTGTCAGGGTTAAATCGTGTTAATCCCATATTAAATAGCATATCTAATAAGACTGCCTGGCGTGTACTATCCAGTTCATTATAAATATCCCAGGATTTAGCTTCCTGTTCTACACGATCTATATCCGCATGTAACATGAACCGTGCTTCTTCTTCCGATATTCCTAAACCATCGCCTGCAACATTTCGACCAACGCCAATGGTCGGGTGTCCCTGGGCCACGTCCCCTTTACTAAGGTTTTTTCCTGTCGCATCATCGTACACTTTTAACTTCATACCTTCATGAAGGATTAACATATTAGCAAGTTTGGTGCGATCTATTGGCATTAGTTACGTAATCCTAAAAGTTTTTCTCGTTCTATTTGTCTTAAAAATTCTAAATTTGCTTTAGGGGTCGCCGCTCGATACATAGGAAAATCGGTTCCGCTATCTTGTTGTGTTACGTTTTCAACTATTGTTTCTGAAGCTGAAGGAACTCTTACCGAGTTTTCTTGAGGTGTATTTATTTGATTGGCTAATATACCTGCTGTTGTTGAAGCGTCTTTGGTTGCTTCTTGATATTGTTGAAGATAAAATTGTCTTACTATGGTGTTTATAGTTTGACGTAATTGTAAAGGCACTGATTCTTGAGCAACTTGAGACATAAGCCATCTATTATCTCCTACATCTACACCTAATTCTTTTGCTGTATTGTATATTCTTGCATTTGTACGAGGATTAGTTAAAAGTTTTAACACGCCTTTGCTACGAAGAATACGAGGCATAATTACCATTGCAGCTGCACCAGCTGCAATAGGAATTAATCCTAAGCCACCTGTAAAAATAGCAGCAGCAACAGAACCTCCAATAGCTGCGGCATAAGCTGCAGCTGCTAATCCTGCTTTTCCTACATAAGATTTTGTAGTTGCTCGCATAGCTTGTTGACCAAATAATTTTAAATCTTTAACAAACCCTTTTCCTAACGCTTCATTGCCTTCACCAAATATTTCTATTAAACCTCTTTCGTTATTATTAATAGCTTTTAAAAGAGCATTTCCAAATTCAGCATTTTGCAAAGTAGTAGTGTTAATTCCTTCTGGAAAAGCTTCATTAAATATTCTTTCCATTGCATTTTGTTTTATACCATTATTACCATTCATAACTTGATCAAAAGTTGGCCTGTTTACATTAGCAGGTAATTTATCCCAAGCAGTTTTAAATTTTTTAAAATCTTGTGGACTTTTTAATAACTTTGTAACTAATTGAGGAACACTATCAATTTCTCCTGTAGCCATAGCTTTAGTTAAAGTATTTGAGGCTATTTGTTCAGAAGTAGCTACTTCTCTCTGTAATGTCTCTACTAATTCTCTAGCTGTTATTTGGTTAATATTACTAGCGTTTAAACTTCTTAATGCTTCTCTATCAGACAATAAAAAAGCATCGTCTTGTAAATTTCTTAATGCTTTAACAGTGCCGGGTTTAAATAAAGTGTTTTGTAATTCAGGACCAAGAATCCTAAAAGCATTAAAAAATCCTACAGGATCTACAGCTGCTTTACTACTTGTTGTAACTAAAGTGTTTTGCACCCATTGGTTAGCAAGGTTTGCTACAAATGCTTCTTTTAGTAAAGGATCGCGAGTGTTTTGTTGGATCATGTTTTCTAACATTGAAGCTTTATTAGAAGTTATGTTTACAAAAGCAGTGTCATCTTTTCTTCCTTGTTTAACCGCTTCAATTGCATATTTTTCAAAAGGTTGAATAAGTTTTTTATCAATACCAGATTCTTTTAATAAACTATTAAAACCAGCAGTGTCTCCTACTTCAGCTAAAGATTTTAAATCTTGTAATACACTTTTACTTAAATTACGAACTGGGTTTGTTCCCACATCATCAGCAAAAGTAAGAGCATTTAAAAATTGTTTTAAATATAAAGGTTTTCCAGGCTGTATAAGAAGTTCTGCTACTTTACTCATATCTACTGTGCCACCAGCATTAATATTAGCTTTTAAAGCTTCAATTTCCGGTTTAAGAAATACTTTAGCTCCATCAGCATAATATTTATTTGCATCGCGCAACATTTGAAAACCTGCTTGTTCTGCATCAATAGTTTGATTGGTTACTCCAGCAGCACGTCTTGCACCGCCTCTAGAAGTTAATGTTTTAAATCCTTCTGTTTCTGCGCGTGTAAGAAGATTAGTTATTTCATCCGTAAACTCTTTAAGAAGAGGACCTGTGTTTGAAGAAATTTCTCTCACCGCTTCAGTGCTTTTTAAAGTTTGTAAATTATTACGCAACTCATTTAATTGAGAATAAGATAAATTTGTCTTAGGACCAAGAGTTTTTAGTTGTGCCTCTATAGATTTTATCTGAGCAGCTTTTTCTGCTGAAGGTCTTCCTACAGTTTTTAATCCTGATAATTGTAATGTTAAATCATCTATTTGTTGATTTTTATCTAAAATTCCTCTTAATGTTTTCATAGTTTCTGAACCCATTACAGGTTTTTGAGCTTCTTTAAATAGTTGAGAGTCTAGTTTGTTAAATATACTTTTAAAAGAATCAAGAGGAAACGTTACATTATCTAATCTATCAGAAGCATTTTTATACAGATCTCCTCCTCTTGATCTCCATAATCTTTCTACTTGGGAAAGATTATTTAATAAAACTTCAGCTTCTCCTGTAGAAAATTTTGCATTAGCTTTAGCATATTTTTCAATAATATCTGTTACTAAATCTATTTCTTTTGTTATTACGTTGTTTAATTCTTTATTAGCTTGAATAACTGCTGTGTTAGGATCTTTCATTAATGTTTTAAGTTGTTTAGCTATCTCACCTACACTAGAGTCTATACTATCTTTTAATTCTGTTTCGCTAATTTGCCCTGCTTTAAATTTTTTAACTAATTCTCTAACATATTTAGTGTTTTGACGAAGAGCTGCATTATTAGGAAAAATAGCTTCAGCAATAGCTAATGTTCTATCAGCAAGCATTTTTCCTGTAGCATCGCCTAAAGTAGGACGTGCGCCTTCACCTATTTCTTTTTTTATTAAAGCACGTTGTTCTTCTAAAGCTATTTTTTCTGCCGTTGCACGTTCTAAAACAGTGCCTTTTTTTGCTGCCTCTTCTATTAGGTCATCTACGCGTTGTGTTTCGTATTTAGGTCCAGGGCCTTTAATTACTCTTCCTATAGCACTAAACACGGGACGTAAAATTAACTCCCCTGTTCCCATTATTACGCCTTCTATTAACATGTCTTTAACTACAGAATCATCTTTCCAAAAACTACCAGCAGGAAGCCATTTTTGATCTTGTACGCCTTGAAGATCTTCTTGTAACTCATCAACGCCTTTGCCTATAAGAGCTGCTCCACCAATTGCAGTTGCCGCTAACGGTAAACTTAATCCGGCTGTAAAAGGAGCAGCTACCATTGAGGCAACCAATGGTCCACGGATTTCTGCTCCCAAATTAACTAAATCAAAATGTGTATATCCGGGTTTATTTACGCGTATAGTGCCAGACTTAGGTAACTTGTATGATTCTTTTATTTCTTCCGTAATACTATCTAAGTCTATTCCGTAATCTCCTGGACCAAATTCAATAGCAGAACCTTCGCCAAATGTTTCCTCTATAACTCGCATTTTTCCTTCACGATTATCGGCTTTACCAAAACGCCAACGAAAACCTATAGAAGTTAATTCTCCAGGGTTTGTAGGACCGTCAGAAACATTAGAAGTTTCGGTTCCTTGAGCAACGGTTTCTGGTTCATCATTAAAAACTTTAGTTCCTAATTTAAGAGTAGTGTCATCTACAACTTCTTCTTCTGCCTGTCCTTGAGAAAAAAATTGTTGCTCAATTGAAAAAAGTTCTTCTTGTGTAGGTTCATCGCCCGCTATATTTATAATTTGAGGGCCGTCTTCTGTTGTTATTGAAATTTGACCCACTATTTAAAATCCCATTCTTGTATTCCATTAACCATTTTGCCTTTTTGCAAAGTTCTAAAAGATCCATCTTTTCTAAGGTTTTGTTTTGTTTTTTCTGCTTTGTAATTTCCTATATAATCTGGACTTGCAGGATTAATTCTTGGAAAAAAGTAACTGGCTTTAGTTAAATAAGGATCTTGCCCTGGTTCACTAGGAATAGCTGTTTTAAAATAACTCTGTAAAATTTTAAATTGAGTGTCAGCAGCTTGCAAATAATCTTTTTCTTTTCTGTCAAATAAATCTTTTGTAGCATTTAATTGATATAAAATAGTTGATGGGTCACTAAAAGATAAAGCAGTTCCTGCAGTATTTAATATTCCTCCGCCAATAAAAGCATCCGCTAAAAATTGAACATCTCTATTAGAAATAGAATTTGCAGATTGAACTCCTGCTAAAGCCGCAGGAATTAATTGTTGGAAGGCTAACTTTACTTGAGATATAAACATTTGACGTTTAGCATTTGTATACTCTCCGTCTACTATGTTATCCCAATCTTCTTCTTTTTTTGCTTTGTCTAAAAGTGATAGACCTCCAGTTCCTTTTTTAAACCATTTTGACAGTCTTCCACCAAAAAAAGTATCTACTTTATCTTTAACATCTGAAACAACACCTTCAGCTCCTGAAATTTCCTTGCTATATTCTGTAAATAAATTTATAGCATTACTTAAATAAAGATTTCCCGCTACAGTTCCTTCGTAACCAGCTGTTATTTTTTTATAGTTATCAGCTTGTGTGTTCATGTTTTCTTGTGTTATAGTTCCGGATTTAACTAAATCGCTTAAAATTTTATTTTGTGTTTTAGCAGAGTCTGAAACAATTTTAGCAGAAGCGGCGTACAATTCAGGAGTAGTAACGCCGGAAGGTACGCCATTTGATTTAAGATCTGTAATTGTTATTGGAATAACGTCTCCTGCAGAGTATTCTTTTCCATCATACGTTACATTTTCATTAGCAACAAACATTTCAGGTGGCGTTTTAGATTCGTCATACTTTCTTGCTTCCATTGTAGCTAATTTTTGTAAAGAATATTTTGCAGCTCCCATTTCTATAGAATTGTTGTAAACTCTTTTTGCTTTATCATCTTCTGTAAAACGATCTCCAGTAGCTAAAAATCCATTAGCTATATTGGTTAAAGCATTAGGACTTGTTCCGCCCATAATAGCCGAACCTAACATAATAAGATCCCAACCTTTTTCGCTTTCGGTTTTACCTTTAAACTCTGGCATTCTGTCCATAAATTCTTTAGCAAACCTATCTAATGTTTCATTTATAGTTTCTTGTTCGTCACCGCGAGCTTGTTGTACAAATATTTCTTCGCCTGCATTAGACGCGGCTTCAACAACATTTGCTTCGGTCGCTGGTTTATTAGCTAGTGCCTTGTTTCTTTCGTTAAGTTTTTCTATTTCTTGTTGAGCGTTTTCCGCTATAATATTAATATTGTCTCTAGTACCATCTGTTTCATCTACTTTTTCTTTTGGTATTGGTATTGGAATGTCTACTTTTAATGCTTCTTCTTCTCCCAATTCTAAATCCTTGTAAAACTTAGTTCCTAATTCAGGACTTGCATAATCTAATTCTTTTCTTGCTACAACTTCAGAAAGAAACGCGTCATCTTTTCCTTCACCACGTAAAGTTTCAATAAAGTTATTATCATAACCTGTTGCTTTCCAACGTGACACAGCAAGATCTACATCGGTTTCAATTTCGTTTTCTCCTACTATGGAATCATCAATGGGCCGTGTTTCATAGTCACTTACATCTTGCATTTGTTCCATTACTTCATCAACAGGCGTTTTATTAGCATCTATAGATTCTGCTAAAGTTATAGTATCTTGCCCTTGTGTATCTTGATAAAGATTAGCGGCCCCTTCTTGTTTAATTCTTTGTATACTTGGATTATTTCCTTCTGTAATTGTTTTAAGAGCAACGGACACTTGTTGACGTAAATCGTCTTTTTCTATGTTAGGGTCTCTTGCTATAATTTCTTGAGAAATGCTTACAATTTCATTTTCTAAATTAGGTAATGAATCTACCATGTTTTTAATTACGCCTTCTAAACCAACTTCAGGTCCTCTTATTTTAAATAGACGATCAGCTGTTACAAAAGCAGGTTCATTAAACCAATTTCGCGCTGTAATATCATTGCCTCTAATATCTGCAAAAGTAAAATCTTTTATCGTTGTAGTATTATTTACAGGATCAACTGTTTCCCATTCAAAATCTTTTGTTACACCAAAAGGTGCACCATAAGTAGTAGCATCTATAGTTGATTCTACAGGTACAGGTTCTGCAGGAGTAAATGCTTTACCACCCAAAACAGGAGGAACATAAGACTGCAAATAATTAGCAGTAGTACCTAAACGTCCCCCTACATTTTTAGCTCTAACACCTATCTCTCCTAACAGTTTATTTAATCCTTCCATAGTATAATCTTGAAGTTGTTGCCCTGGAAAACTAGTATTACCGCCACCGTTAGCAAAACTAGCTATACCACCGGATTTCATTCCTACGGTTGGAGCAAAACTTTGTGCTAACGCTTGATCGCCCACAGCATTAGACAACTCTGTTGAAGACGCAAGAATACCACTAGGTGCCATAATATTATTAGCCTGTGGTAACGTACCACCCATGTTTACATTTAAAGGATTAGGCATCTGCGCTTGTGCTCCCATAGTAGGAAAGCCGCCATTATTAAAAAGTTTTCTATTACTTACTTTTTTCTGTGATCGTACAGGTCTACGCATTTCTATTCCTTACTGTGCTGGTGGCAAAATGCCAAACGGATCATTTAAAGCCTTATTAATTCCTAATCCTGCAATTCCTGCTCCCAAGAATTGAGAGAATGGACTTGGTGATGGGGCAACATTCATACCAATAGTAGAAGAAGCCGATCCTATATTAGGTTTAAAGATATCACTTGTATAAGAGATACGTTGGAAAGGCTCATACGCTTGTTGTAAAGCGGTTTGACGTGCCGCATCTAATTCTCTTTGTGCTTGTTGTTGGTTTTGCGTACCAAATTGACTCAACAATTGTGTTTGATTAGATAGTAACCCTTGCGCTGTCTGACCTAAATTAGTTTGTGCAGAACCAAATTGTCCTATGCCTTGCGCTAAATTACTTGCTGTTTGTCCTTGTTGTGCTCCTATATTACCCATCAATTGAGCAGCGTTTTGTTGTCTTGCCTGTTGATTAGCAAACGCATTTTGTGCTTGTGTAAAGTTTCGAGACATATCTTCGTAATACCGTCTGCCTTGCTGTTCGGTTAGATTTCTTTGCAATTCCGCTAATTCTAACTCACCTCTTGCACCACCAAACGCCCCTTGACCTACTTGGTTAGCACGAATTTGATTAGCAGCTAATTGTCCCTGACGATTCATTTCTGCTAATGCATCTTGACTTACAAGTTTAGCATACGGATCCATGTATCCTTCTAATTGAGCCGTGGTCGGTGCAGCAAAAGACGTGCTTGCTGCTGTACTTGCATCGGTAAATTGTTGTGGTATGCCTGTGTATTGATCTTGTAATGTTGCCAATCCTAAATCTGTAGTGCCTGCACCTTTAGTTAAATAAGGTAAATAATCACCAATACCACCCGGAGCTATTCGTCCTGCTGCTTCGTACGCTTGCGTTGCATAAGGATCTAGTCCTGCAACTTGAATATCAGGTATATCAACAGGTGTTTCACCTCTTGCCATTGCTTGTTCAAGTATTCGTTTCTGAACATCTTCGAGATAGGGGGCCTGCCGTATCGTACTGGTACTGAGTGTTTCTTCAGCCATTATGCCATTCCCCTTTCAAATCTATTCATCAAATCGTACATTCTTGCTGCTCCTAGATTACGATTTCCGCCGCCTGCATTTCTTACGGCTTCGGCTGTCATTACGAATTCTCCATCGGAAAGGTTAGCTGGAATACTGTCCGAGGTTCCTGTACCAGGGCCTTCTACTTCTCCGCCACCTGCCATACCTGCTACTACTTTTAAAGCTTTTCCTGTGTTATTTTCTTGATAAATAGGGGCTATTAAAGGAGGAGGTTGTTGCGGTTGATCAGGTGCAGGGGCAATATTTAATTGTCGAGGTGGATTTTTATCAGCTTCTCGCGCCAGTTGTTCCATCATACGTGCTAATAATGGGTTTCCACCGCCCGTCATGATTCCTTCATTATTACTAGATGCTGATACATTTTCACCGCCTGCTATTCGTTTCATCATTCCTATTGGACCACCAGATACGGTAGCTAAACCTGTTTGTACAGGAGTTGGAGGAGTTGGTGTGCCTAATTCACTCGTTGTAGGAGACATAGTTGTCATTCCTTGAGCTTCCATTTGCGCTCCTTGCATTTGTGCGCCACCTGAACTTGCTCTATACGCTTGATTGTTATGAACAAAAGGAGATCCTTCTCCACCTGTTTGTAAAGCTCTTTGGTTTGCTTCCTCTAATGTTCCGCTTTGGCTTAGTGTTCCTATACCACCTGTTGCAAAACTGGTACTATAATTTCTGTTGTAAAAATCTTGCGCGTCTCCAAGACCTATTCCTGTAATGTTAGCTATTTGTTCAGGAGTGTACCGTGGTGAAATACCAGACTGTCTTAATAAATCATGACCGCGTTGTCCGCGTTTTTCTTCATCGCTTAATTGTGTAAATTCTTCATAAGCTAATCTTTCTGGATTTGTCATTCTTAACAATTCTTCTCTATCTGGCATTGGATCTTCTTCCTCTTGCGATAGATAATAAAGACCCACGCCACCCGCTGCCGCTGCTGCTGTTAAATATGGGTTTCTTTTAATCCAATCGTAAGCGTTGCCTAAAGTTGATCCTGTGTCGGCTGCACTTGCAACCGTTTCACCAGCAACATTTACATTGCCTCCTGCAACATCGGAATAACCACTGCCAGGTCTAAACACTCCTTTTTGTGCTTGCTCACCTACTTGCATGGTCTGCCCAGGTTGATAACCTCCACCGGTGTCCGTATTAATATTGGTACCAGTTCCGGTTCCGGTACCAGTTCCAGTTCCAGTTCCAGTTGCTCTGCCCACATTACTAAATGTGTTTGCTTGATTTACATCTGTACCACCACTTGTAGTAACAGATTGATTTAATGATTGATTAATAGGTGATTGTTCAGTTCCGGCACCTGAAAGTTGTGTTGCTTTTTGTTCAGTTGCTGTTACAGGTTGGTTACCTTGGAAAGTTTGTCCACCGCCAAATGTTTGATAACTTGGAAACACTGTACCAGCAATCTTTTCAAATGTGTTTCCTCCTGGTGCAAAACTTGATCCTAAGGTTTGTCCTGTGCTTTTAAAAGCTAAATCCATACCTCTTGGACCAAATATACCTTGTGCTAATGGATTGTTTGCTCCACTAGAAAATAAATTACTTGCTGCGTCAAAAGGAGCTAATGCGCCTTGTTTTACTCCAGAGAAAAACCCACTTAAACCAGAACCAGCAGGAGCATTTATAAGACTTTTTACACCACTACCTAATGCTGACGCGCCATACGATAAAGCCGCGCTTTTTAGAGCATCACCCCACGATCCACCTGTAGCTTTAGAATATAAAGCGGAAGCAACGGGGCCACCAATTCCTGGTGCTATCATGTTACCTATTATAGGAACAACAATTGGTGCTATCTTTTTTACAACTCTTTTAATAGCTCTAAATATTTTTTTAAAGAAAAACTCTGGTTGCCCTGTTAAAGGGTTAATAGAATTTAAAGAATTTCCTACAACATAACGATTAGGGTTTTTAATACCCATTAAACGCATTTGTTGGAATAATTGATTTTTTAATTCAGGATTAGCTTCTAATATTTCCGCAGGAACTACGGTTTCTCCGTGAGCAGCGTGAACCATATATTCATCGCCGTACCGTCCTAAAGTTCCTAACCCACTGGCAAGAGCTTGAATAGATGGCTCTCCTTGGTATTTAGGTGTTTGAGTCTGCATTTATGATACCTCCAAAACACTTGCGAAAACATTTATAACGTTTCCGGTTGCACAATTTACTAGAAGCGTATCACTTTCCTCTAACACAAAAGGACCTGTGAGGGACGAGGTTGCCGAAGCAGCTAATGTTTGTGTATCTATAATAGCTGTCTTCGAAGCCGAAGTATCTGTTATTTTTCTCAAAACAACAACACTCCCACTATGACTATTATACACATTTATAACTTTTACAATAGCCTGAGTTGCTGTTGGGCATGTATATATTATGGTATCTGACGTGCCAGAAGGTATTGTAACGATATTTTTAAACGCATTTGCCATTTTATTCCATAAACCAAACTACTGAACGGGAATCATCTTGTCCTTCTATAACTTCAGGCATTTCCTTAGAAGTTAAGGCCATTTCAATATCTCTTAATATTCTTTGCCACGCAATAGAGTCATAAGGCTCCGGTGCATCCGCAAAACTACTGTTTAATAATCGTGCCATTATACTTCCTTCTTTCCGTGTTTATAACGATCAGGTTTAATTTTTGTGCCACCTTTCATTATTGCTCCGTCCATAGGACATCCTGCCATACCGCCTTCGTTAAATGGAATACGTCCTTCAACGCCTACATAATTTTCTTTATTACTTCTACCACCAGTTACACTTAAATTTTCATTTTGAAAGGTTACTTCTGCTCCGGCTCCGCCAGTACCTTCTCTGTCCCAAGCTTTTAAGGAAACGCGTCCGTCGTCAGTAACATTTAGTTCTTGTTCTATTAAAATAGACGCATCGCCTTTTTGACTAAAAGGTTTTTTTATTTGTGCCCATGTAGAACCATCTTGCACGGTAGCTGTAACATCGCTTTCTGTCATGTTAAGATTTACTCCTGGAATTTGAAGATTTACTCCACCGTTCTTATAATCTCTTTTCCATTTCTTATAAACTTTAGGCTCATTAATCTTTAAATACGTTTCTTGTTTCTTTGATTTAAAAGGCATTAGCGTCTCCCATCTGGTCGTATGTCTAATCGTAAGTCACCTAGTGTCCATGCTACATCGGTTGTTGTGCTTTGTACACGAATAACTGCTTGACGTGAACGGGCTCGTACAAAGTTTTGATCTGTTGAAGATGTAACAGCATTAGTTGAATTTGTGGATAACGAACTTCCAGGAAAATTACGAGTTTTAACAACATAATCTACTGTAGCTCCTGTTCCTGTTAAATCTACGTCAGGGATAAGTCTGTTAATAAACATAAACTCATTGCCATCACCTAAATCAAAATCAGCAGATTGAATATAGGAATTCATTGCTTCTCCATCGGCATCTGTTCCGGTTTCTTGAATATAAATATATTCATTACCACCCGCAGATCCTGCTGCTCTTGGATTATCATGAATACTGTAATCTACCCAAGCAGTACGCACCATACTTCCTATATCCCAGGTGCCTTCTGTATAATTATATTTAGCGTAACGATCTATTTCTGTAGATCCTGAAGATACATAAAACCAAAACACTTCGTCAAACATACGATTAGAAGCTGCAAAAAACTTAAAGCTTTGATTAAGATTAATATCATCAAACACATAACGTAATACTGTGCACGGTATTATTTCTATTCGGCCTGTGTAAGCATAGAAGTTTTCTCTGTCCATCCAGAACACACGATCGCCTACAGTAGTAACCGCATTAGGACCTACTATAGATACATTACTTGCTAGTAATGTAAAACCAAATGTTAAAGGCGGTCCTACAAATCGCATAGCGTGTAAGTTTGCATCTGTCCAAATTAATATTTCTTGTCTGGTTTTTTGTGCCGATATAATTTCAGAACCAGAAGATATACGTTGTGCACCCGAGGTATTAGTAGCCGTTGGTGTCCAATCAAATGGTGCTTCTTGAGAAGACCATCGTACCAGTAATAAATCTTGATTAGTTTCGTTTTGAGCATTACAAGCAAAAGCTATTAAATGTCTGTCCGCACCGGAAACCATTATACGTCGTGTTATAGTAGGACAATCTGACGCACCAGATTGGGATGCTAAATCTGTAGCACGAGCAGTTAATCCTAATGTCTTATCCCAATAATAAGGTGTACCATCGTACACACTAAAAGCTAAATCTTCACCCCAATTGTCTTGTGACCACAATCTAATATTTTGACCTGTAGAGGCTGTCGTAGTTGCAGGACTTCCCCATCCTACAAAATCATTAGCTTCTTTTACAACTACACCACCGCTATGAGAAACATTACTTGTTCCTCTTGCACTTCTTACAACTCCTGCATCTAGTGTGTTTCCTGTCTTTCCAGTATATAAAATTAATTCATCTTCTATATTAATAAGACCTACAAAAGTAACCGTATCTCCACTTGTATGCCCTGCTATACTAGAACCATCAGAGTTTCTTGTTAAATCAGATAAAGTGTTAGAATTTTTTGTACCATAACGAATATACTCACTGTTTATTTTTATAGTGCCTTTATCAGGAAAACTTGTGGCACTTGTTAAAACAATTGAAGAACTAAAAACTGTAATATCGCCATTAAGTGTAGTAGAAGCTTCTTCAAAATCTGTAGCACTTGTTAAAGGAATAGAAGTAGCAGAATCAGAAATACCAGAGGCTAAAGTAGTAGCCGAATAACTAGAAACAACTCCGCCCCAAAACCCTGCTCCAAATCCTGTTCCTGACACCACAGTATTTAGACCGGTATTAATCTGATATTCCGCAGTAACAGAAGAACCACCACCATTTGTAGAACCACTACTTGCTGTTCCGCCTGTGTCTACTTTATAAGTGTTCGCATCTATAACCTGGGTAATTTGTTGTTCTTTATTTAAATCTGATGTTGTTAAACCATCAAAAGCTGTTGCTCCACTAAAAGTTACAAAATCATTAACCACCGCACCATGTCCGGCATCTGTAACTGTAATAATACCATTTCCTGCTGTACTTAAAAAAGGATTAGTTCCTAATGTTACGGTTTTACGAACAGGAGTAATATCATTATAACCACCACCTTGTTCTATATAAAATTTAAACTCAGTACCTAAACCCATAAATTGAGAGTTATCTAATGCTGCCCATACATGCAAAGAACGGCCTGTTCCTTGAAAAGCTGTACTGCTTAAACGAGACCATCCGCCCATTTTCTCTGGGCGACCTTTACGAAATCGAATAAGATCAGAATCATACCAACCGTTTTCACTACCATACGAAGTAGTTTCTCGATTAACGCCTGGCTTAAATACTATACGCGCTAAAGGCACTGTTAACTCCCTACATTAATTTTTCTAGGGCGACCTCTTTTGCGTTTAGGAGCCACCGTAGGAGCACACTGACATCGCGCTCCAAATACTTTTTCAAATAGCTTTTTAAACCAAGCCATTACTTATCTCCTATAACTTTTTACATTTGCATCTGTAGTCCAACGATTTACTCTTGCAACAACATCTACAACTTGCTTACCATCTACTTCTTTATAGGTATCAGTATGCAATGCAATAAAAGCGTTCATATCACTAGCACCATCAATAGCATCACATATTGCCTTATGGTCGGTTCTTATTGCTGCCATATATGTAACCACATCTGAAGGAATTGCCGTATCAGCAGTAACTTTGCGTTGTATTAACCAATCAAACCCTTGTAACAATCCATTAGCTTGTGTAGTTGCTTTGTTTTTTGCTAAAGTTTTTAATCCATAATTAATAGTTTTAGAACCATCTTCATTTAAAAGTTGATTGCCATCTTCATCTTTAGCATCTTCATCATCTAGTTTTCTATCGGCTGCTTTTGTTATTGTTTCAACTACTTTATTCCCATCAACAGCATAAGTAGGGTTATTAGAAATATAATATTTATTATTTAATTCTGCTGCTGCTGTAACAGGATATATTTTTATTGCTAATTTTTCAGAATCAGACATAGCATTTAATTCTGCTTTATCGTAATTCCTATTGTTTATGGTAATTCTCGAAGGAAACTCTCCATAAACATTTGTTACTTTATTTGAATCGTCTACTAATGCCCACATTATTCTTCTCCTTTGTTAATCACCGAGCTACTGCGTATTTAAATGGATTATGTGCCATTGCTAAGTATATATAAGTTCCACTAGAGTTCCAATTTTGTGAATTTCTTAATTTAAAACCATTGCTTAACAGGTCTACATAATCACTTGAACCACTTTCTTCTGCTCCATGATCATTAGCTAGTAATGATTTATCTGCTACATTATCTGGATCTCTAGCATTATCCATTATTCTCCAATTACCAAAACTTGAACTATCTTCTCTTTTACACATAATCCATGCAGGTCTGAATCCTGTATAAACAAATGAACCATCTGCATTACCATTGCCAACGTATGATCCTGATTTACAATAACCTTCTATATCTGCAAAACAATAAGCAAGATAAGTTCTACCACTATGATTTACATTATTAGCATCACCTAGATACACAAGACTGCTTGATGGAGTTGTGTCTGCCCATATAGTGGAATCTCCAAAAGCATTAGCGTTATCCATATAAGCATATTTTTCATTACCTGCACCTTTAGCATATACTGTCCAATTATTAGCACCATTACGTTGTTTAACCACAACAAAAGTTGGAGCAGCACTTAATCCATGTCCTATAGTTTTAGTTCCACCTGCACCACTATAAGTAGAAATAGAAAATGCACCACTAGGATCAACTTGTTGTGTTACACTTATTGAACCTGTAGAATTTGTGCTAGTTGTTCCCCCATTGGCACGCCACGACCACGAAGCATAAGTATTACTATTGCCATTAAAATTAGCATCATAAGAAGCCAATCCTCCTGCTAAAGAAAAACCATCACTATCAAATGATGTTAAGTTTGCACTTGTTACTTCAGAATCATCATTTTGAGAAAACATTATTTTATTTGTACCTCTGCTTGAATCTACTAATGGACCATTTGAAGCTGTGTTTCTTATTTTTATCCATGTAAGATCAGGTTGAAAACCAAGTCCAGTTATATTATTTGTACTACCATTACCTGTATATGTTTTAGCACCAAACAATTTCTGTGGATAATTGTCATCAGTTTCACTAGGATTTATTGCATCTGCTATTGGAAGGTTACCTGTACATATTGCTTTAGCAGAAGCACCATCATTATAATAAAAACTGCCATAGCCATTAACATCACTATTTCCACCACCTGAACCTGTACCAAAAGTACCTTCTTGTCCAAAATTAAACCAGAAACCATTACCAGTACTACTACCTCTATCAGACATAGGTGTATAATTAATGCCTGTAC